AGTGACAATGGTATGTCAGTGAAAAATTTGCCGATTTGGTGATTTCGTGCCGAACAAACCCGCGACTTACAAGCGCTCTCGCAGTGCCGCGCCGCGCATTGGGACTTCAAGGGAATCCGCGCATTCGCGAGGGTACAACAGACGGTGGCGCGCATTGCGTTTATTGGTTCTTGCTGATGTCGGTCGTGTTGATTTTCCTAATGGTGGTCCGATATGCCGGATGTGTGGTTTAGCAGGAGAAGAGATAGACCATATTAAGCCGCATCGCGGGGATTATGAATTGATGTGGGACAGTGATAACTTGCAGACTCTATGCAAGAAATGTCACTCGCGAAAAACGGCGGGAGGCCAGTAAAAGATCATGGCGAAACGAGGACCGAAACCGAAAAGCGCGTATGAGCATTATTTGAAGGGAAACTATCGGCGAAGTAAACACGGACCTCTTGAGATTCCCGATGCGAACGAGATGCCGCCGCGCAAGCCGAAAGAATTGAAGATCGAGGAACCGGATACGTCGGAAGTTTGGGACGAAATCATAGTTACCGTCGAACACTTTTTGAGACCTCGCGACGGAGTTCTATTTCTTGAGTTGTGTCGGTGGATAGCGAGAAGCCGGAAGATCGAATCGGCGTTGAAACTAATGACACCCGGCGAGAAGGGATACAGAAATTTACTTTCCGCCGCATCCCGCGCGACTTCGGTTCTCTTGAGTCTGTCCCAACGATTCGGACTGACTCCCGCTGATCGTGCGAAACTTGGAATTGCCGCGCCCTCGAGCAAAACATCAACTGCCACCCCGAAGGTTCTCACCAGGAGTAAGACCGCTTTCGATGAGCAAGCTGCGCCCCCCGAAACCGTCAACGCCGAAGCAGACGACGCCGCCAGTAAAGGCGAAAACGTCGGCTGACACGTTGGCAGGTACTCAAAAATGGGTGATGACGGCGGCGGATGAAAAAGCCGTCCTGCTGGGCTGTCGATTTGATCCCGAGCGGGCGAACTTTGTTTGTGATTGGATTGAGACTTACTGTCATCTTTATGAAGGTGATAAGGCCGGGGAACCTTTTACCTTGCTTCCGTTTCAGCGTGAATACCTTTCGAGAATGTTTGGATGGGTCATATATTCACCTGATTGGAAGCAATGGATACGTCGATTTCGACATAGTGCACTTTGGTGCAGTAAGAAAAACGGAAAGACACCCCTTGCCGCCGCCGTTAATTTGTACCTTCTCGCCGGGGATGGAGAAGCCGGACAAAAAGTATATCAAGCCGCAAAAAACGGTGAACAGGCTCGAATTGCTCAAAAGCATTCTGTTGAGATGGTTCGTCAGTCTCCGCACTTGGCAGAAGTTTGCAAGTATAACAACACGACTTTGGCGATTTCGCATATTCCGAGTTCATCTATCCTGATGATCTTGACTGGGGATGACACGCGCGGCGCGAAGTCGAAAGAAGGGCTTAACGGATCGGTCACATTTGATGAAATGCACGTCGTTGACAGGGAAATGTATGAACGGACTTCACGCGCGGGCATCTCAAGAAAAGAGCCGTTCATCTTGTCGTATTCGACGGCGGGAGATGATCCATCGTCTATCGGATATGAGCGTTGCATGTACGGGCGACAAGTCAACGAAGGCACCCGCGACGATATTACTTTCTTGCATGTCGAATACACGACAGACCCGAACCTCACGGAAGCCGACATAGAGGCCGATATTGAGTCTTTCGGCCGCGCCGCGAATCCGGCGTGGGGGCATATCGTCAAGCCTGGGGAATTCCGGTCAGACTGGGAGCGGTCGAAAGGCTCGACGCGCGAAGTCGCGAGGTTCTTGCAGTATCGGGGGAATCGCTGGATCGGCAGTACGAATCGTTGGCTTGATGTGCGCGGCTGGAACAAGGGCGCTTACGATTTCTCGATTGCCGGGCTTGCCGGGCGAGAATGCTATGCAGCTATCGACTTGTCGCGCACGCGAGATATGACCGGGTTTGTGATGACGTTCCCGAACGAAGATGAGTCTGTTTACTTGTGGCCGGTCTTCTGGATGCCGGAACAGACCGCGAGGGAAAGAGATCACCTATTCCCGTTCATGACATGGGCGCGGGATGGGCACCTCACTTTGACGAACGGCGGGGTTGTCGATTACGCGCGGGTTAAACGTGATATCCGCGCCCTGGTTGCCGAGCATGATATCAGGATTCAGAAACTATTTTTCGACTCGCACTACGCCGAAGAGATCACGCAACAACTGTGCGACGGCGAAGCTCTCGGGAGTGAGTCCGTAGACGGGATCGGCGCAGAACGAGTGTCTTTCCCGCAGACTGTCATGAGTTTCACCGGCCCGGCGAAGGAATTCGAAAGAAGAGTTTCGGCGGGACTAGTATTGCATCCGTCGAACCCGGTTTTGTCGTGGATGGTCGGACATTGCGAAACGTGGTCAGATGGAAATAACAACATCAAACCAGTGAAGCCGAAACCGAATTCCGGGAAGTCAATCGATGGTGTCGTTTCCGCCGTGATGAGTTTCGCGGAACTACTTGTGTCGGAAGAATCATACGTCTCCCCTGATATCTGGACGGTAACACTATGAGTCTTCCGAAAGTCGTGAATAACAGATCGGGCGGCGAGATCGAACGCGCCGCGCCGGAAGCGAGTTCGTTAATGAACCCCGCGCCCTGGTTTACCCAATGGGCGACAGGCGATAAAGACGGCACCGGCCAAGTTTGGGTCAATGAAGTCACGGCGATGAACTTCGCCGCGTTTTATACCTGTGTGAAGTTGATCGCTTCGACGATTGCGACTCTACCCTGTCGCGTTTTCCGCCGCAGATCGGACGGCGGGCAAGATGAAGTAATCGGGCATCCTGTCGAGTTGTTATTGAATCACGAGTTCAACCCGAATACCGCTTCATTGGTCGGGCGCGAGGCCGAAATCGGTCATATGCTGTCGTGGGGAAATAGCTTCACGCAAATCATCAGGACGAACGCCGGGGAAATCGTTCAGTTGAACCCGTTGGGCCCGGATATCATCACGCCGAAAGTGGATAGCAAGGGAGCGTTGCGATTCCACATTACAGACCGCGAGACAGGCCAGGAAACCGAAGACCCATTGCGGCGGGATGAAGTTGTTCACGTTCCGTATTTCACGTTCGATTCAATGGTCGGGATGAGTCCGGTTCAGGTCTCAAAGGGCTTGCTACGTCAAGGCATGGGGCAAGACAAACAGGCCGAAAGGTTTGTGACGAAGGGACTCCGCGCGCCTGGGGCAATCAAGATGCCCAACAAATTCAAGTCTCCCGGCGAGGCAATCGCGTGGCGCGAGCGGTTCCGGCAACTTCACAACTCGCCGAATAGCGACCTTGAAATCATCGTGTTGGAGAACGGCGCAGAGTGGCAGGCGTTGGGCGTGAACCCCGAGGCCGCGCAGTTACTTCAGTCGCGGAAGTTCACGCGCGGCGAGCTTGCGGGCGTCTATCACATCCCGCCGCACCTTGTCGGGGATGTCGAGAAGACAACCGCATGGGGCACCGGGATTGAAGAGTTGAACATCGGGTTCGTCGTCTACTGCTTGCTGCCGATCCTGAAGCGAATCGAACAAGAGCGAACCCGGAAACTATTCAACCCGCGAAAGAAGGAAGACAAAGGGCTATTCGTCGAACACATTCTGTCTGGTTTGCTGCGCGGGGATTCGCTCAAGCAATCGCAGACGATCCGCGAATTGATGATGCTGGGCATTCTCGCAATCAACGAAGCCCGGCGCATCCTGGGATACAACCCGGTCCCCGGCGGGAACGTGAGATTCTTCCCGCTGAACATGGGTCGAATTGATGAAAACGGTAACGACGTTGCGCCGCCGGAAGCCGAGACCGCCGACGACGTTTCGCAAGGCGTACCGATCAACGAGCCGAGCGATGACGAACGGAAGCCGGTGAAGGACACCGACGCGGGCGCGATTATCGAGCCACTTCGAAAGATGGTTCTGTCCGGCGTGGCGCGATGTGTCCGCAAGGAAGGCGAGCAAGCAATCAAGGCCGCACGCAAGCCCGCTGAATTCTCGAAATGGGTGAGCGACTTCTACGGGCGACATGCGGAGATGGTCCAGGAGACTGTTGTTCCCGCCGTGCAAGCATGGCTTGCGGTCTATGGCTGTATCGACCCTTCCGACTATGCTGCCCGCCACTGTCAGCGCAGTGTCACTGACTTGACCGCCGCAGCACAAGGCGACCCGGCGGAACTCGAATCACGCATTACCAAACTGGTCGAAAAATGGCACTTCGAACGTGTCGCCGACCTTATCACGGAGTTGCCGAAATGAGACATGAACGACTCTTTGCCGCCGCAATGTCTACACCGTGGGCGATTCTCCCGGAACACGGTCGGACAGTGGCGCGTATCCTCGAGCGGATCGCACAAGGCAAGCCAGTTGCCGACAGTGATGAACGAGACTGGATGGAGAAACGAGATTCCATTCCCGCCGCAAAATCGGCGAAGCCGGGGAACCGTCGGCGCGATACTCCCGCAGTCGCGTTGATGGGGGTTTACGGCACGATCACGCAACGCGCCGATATGTTCACCGATTGGAGTGGCGGAACGTCAACGGAGATTGCAGGCGCACACTTCGACGAATTGGTTTCCGACCCAAGCATTGAAGCTATCGTCATCGACTTCGACACGCCTGGGGGAAGCGTCTACGGCGTGGATGAGTTCGCTTCGAAGATCGCTGCCGCAGGCAAAACCAAGAAATGTATCGGCGTGGTCAATTCGCTGTGCGCTTCGGCGGGATACTGGATCGCTTCGCAGTGTTCCGAACTCTGCATGACTCCCGGCGGGGAGTGCGGATCGATTGGCGTCTACATGATGCATGAAGACGTATCGAAGGCGATGGAGGAACAGGGGCGCAAGGTGACGTTTGTTTCCGCCGGTGAACGCAAGGTAGCGGCGAACTCATACGAACCGCTGTCGGATGTCGGGCGCGCCGAACTGAAAGAAGGAGTAGACGACTACTATTCGAAGTTCGTCCGGTCTGTTTCGAAAGGCCGGAAAGTATCTCAACAGACCGTGCGGGAGGGCTTCGGGCGCGGCGGGATGGTGCGAGCCGAACAAGCCCTTAAGGAAGGCATGATTGACCGAATTGCGACCCTGGATGAAGTGCTATCGCGCTACGGCGTCAAGATGTCAGATTTTCAGATGTCCGCATCCGCCGACATCAAGCCGGACTATGAAGTCGAACTGCGCCGCCGAAAATTGAAAATGTAGCTCACTGACAGTCGAATGTCACTTGACTGACAGTCCATTGTCACCGTAGTATGAATTCACTAAATCATTTCCCGCCGTTTGCGTCTGTGCGCGAGCTTCGGGAGCATAGGTGAGTCAAACCCGTCTGTGCGGGCGCGACAATCCAAGCGTGAAAAACATCACGCCGGGTTGCCGCGCCCTTTGCGTTTGGCACCGGCCAACACAAGCGGGAGAAACGTAGTGGAAGAAAAGATTCTGGCGCTGCGAGCCAAAGCGAACGCCGCGCGTGAGACGATGGAAAAATCCCTTCTCGCCGCGAGCGCTGACGGCGTTTCCGACGAAGACAAAGCAAAGCACCTCGCCGAATTCGACGCCGCTGAATTGGTCGAGAAGTCCGCGAAAGCCGACCTTGATCGGTTCTTGCGGTTCCAGGAAGCCAACGAACACGCCGCCGCATTCGAACGCGCGCCAATCGTGTCGAGCCTGTCCAGCGCTCACCGGCCCGAACGGATGCACGCGGGAACCAAGATTCCGGCCAACATCCGGCGCAAAGCGAAACTTGAGGCATTCAGCGGACCAGACGCCGAAGAAGCTGCATATCAGGCCGGTCTCTGGATCGCCGCGACTCAATACGGGCACAACCCGAGCAAGCGAGCTTTCGAAGATCGATACGGGAAAATCAAGGCGACCTTGAGCGATTCGAGCAACACCGGCGCGGCGTATTTCGTGCCAGATCGCGTTGACCTCGAAATCGTGAAGCTCACCGAAATGTACGGCGTCTTCCGCCAGTACGCCAAAGGCAAGGCGATGGACTCGGATACCCTCTGGGTTCCTCGCTGGACTGGCGCAATGCTCGCCTACTGGGTGGCTGAAGGTCAGTCGCCGACTCAGAGCGAACAGAAGTATGACGGCGTGCAACTGGTGGCGAAAAACCTTGCGACGTTCGGCAAAATCTCCGCTCAACTCTCCGAAGACTCGCTCATTGACCTGGGCGATGAGTGGACCAAAACCGCTGCGATTGCGTTCGCGTATGCCGAAGACAACGCCGCTTTCAACGGTGACGGTTCTTCGACTTACGGCGGGATCACTGGCATTCTGCCGAAGCTCTTGCAGTCGGGCAACGCCGCAAGTCTGGTGAGCGCCGCCGCAACTCACATTACCGCCGCGCAAGTCACCCTCGCCGACCTCGAGAACGTCCCGGCGACCTACCCGAACTATCCCGGCGCTAATCCGGTTTGGTTCTGCCACAAGTCGGTTTTTTGGAACGTCATGGTGCCGCTGCAACTCGCAGGTAATCGCACTGCACCGCAGGACATTGCGAACGGCGGGATCATGAAGTTCCTGGGAACGGATGTCGTGTTTACCAACGTGCTGCCGAAGTCCAGCGCGCTGACGAACTCAAGCATTGGCTTGATTTACGGCGACCTGTCTTTGGGCGCGTTCATCGGCGACCGTCGGGAGCGCAAGTTCCAAAGCGGGATGATTAACGATGACATGATTAAACAACTGATGACGTTGTTCATGGCGAGCCGCGTTGATGTCAACATTCACACGTTGACCGATCCGAAGGATTCGACGAAGCCCGGCCCGATTTTGGGCTTCCAGTTGGCCGCGAGCTAACCGCCTCGCCTACGGCGAGTTTTCGGCGGGAATAACAACACAACTCCGCCAGTGACAAGTAACTGTCACTGGCTTTACCAAACAAGAACCATCCAAGGTGAATTATGCTTCCTCCGACGTATAAGGAAGTCGTTTCGTTCGCGCCGCAGGCCAAAGTCAACAACGCGACCGCCAGCGCGGGCTACATCGACACGCAAGGTTTTCGGTATCTCGAAGTGTCCGTCATCATCGGGGCTCTTGATGTGGCGTTGACCACGCTGAAGCTCCAAGAGTGCGACACTTCCGGCGGGTCTTACGTCGATGTCGTGGGCACGCGAGTCGGCACCGACAACAACGATCAAGCCGCGCTTTCTGTGCTGCCGACTTCGGCGAGCGGAAACACGATCCAAAAATTCGAGATTGACTTGCGCGGTCGAATGCGATTCATCAAGCCGATTGTGACCGTGGGCAACGGTTCGACCGGCGCATATCTGGCCGTGGTCGGCAAACTGTGGCGAGGTGAAAACACCCCGACACTTCCGGCGTCGAAAGGCGCAACAGCAGTGATGCGAACGCCGGTGATCTAATCCGCCTCGCCTACGGCGGGTCATGCGGCGGGAATGAGACTACTTTTTCCCGCCGCCCTTCCTCTCGAATCAGTCAAGACCAAAGGTGAACCATGCGAGTTGAGATCGTGAAACCCTGTCGGCTCGCGCCTGTCGGGTCTGTCGTCGATGTCGTGATCGGAGTGGCCGAAACTCTGGTGGCAAACGGCGTCGGATTGGCGCTAGATTCATTCCCGCCGCCAAGCACCGCGCAGCGGGGAGAGCTTGCGCCGCGAGTCCAGGCACCGCAGTTGCGACCCGCACCGGCGACCTCGAATAACGGCGTCATCCGTCGGCCCGCGACAATCCGCAAGAGCTAATAACGGTCAATGAGTCAGTCAGTTCTACTATCGCATTCGTTCCAGGTTCTCACGGCACCATCGTGGCAACCTGTGTCGTTGAGTGATATCAAGGCGCACTTAGTCATCGGCTACTCGAATGATGACGCGCTGCTGACAACGCTGGTGAATGCTGCGACGAACTACGTCGAACGAGTCACGCAGACGTTTATTGCCGAGCGGACGATTCAACTGAACCTCGAATACTTCGGCCCGGTGGTTTGGGGTGACGCGACCCTTGTTGCAATCAACAAAGCGTATTCCGGCGGGATCGCGCTTGAGTTACCCGTTTGGCCGCTGAACGCGATTAACTCAATCAAGTACATCGATCCATCCGGCACGCTGCAAACGTGGGCGTCAAGCCTGTATCAAGTTTGGCTGCAACGCCGCCCACCGCTGTTCCGGCCCGCGTATGGTCAGACCTACCCGATCACGCAGCCGGGATTACTTGACGCCGTTCAGATTTCGCTTGATGTCGGCTATACGTCTCTCGGGAATGTTCCGGCGGAATATCAGGCATGTATCAAGATGATCGCGGCGCACTGGTACGCGAATAAGGGCGACTCGAAAGACATGAACGCGCTGGGAATCCCGATGGTGGCGCAGCATCTTATCGACTACATCGGGGAACCATACTACCGATGAACGTACCCAACACGAACGCGGGCGCACTGCGCGACCTCATTACATGGCAACAGCCTACCCGCACCGCCGGGGTGACAGGCCAACCTGTCGTAACGTGGTCGAACGTCGGCACTGACCGCGTTCACATTACTGCGACGGGCGGCGGGCAACGAACCTACGGCGCTCAACCAGTCCCGCAGCATGACTATCAACTGACATGCCGCGCCCGAACCTATGCAATCGGTCACGACTGGCGCGCAATCTGGCAGGATCGAAAGGGCGTCACGAGAACGCTAAACGTCGTCGTCGCGCTGCCGTCTGAAACCAGTTCGGATTGGATGACGGTCTTGCTTCTGGAAGCCGCCCCGAAAACCGGTATGGGGTGAACTATGCCAATACCGATCAAGGCCCGGATTATCGGCGCGGAAGGTATCCAGGCTCTTTTATTGGAGCTTGAACCGAAGCTCTTTCGCAAGGCGAGCCGGAAGGCAATCGGCGACTGTACCAAAGTGATCCTTTCCGCCGCACGGACGAACGTCCCGAAGCGAACCGGGTCACTGAGAAAGGCTCTCGGGCGGAAAGTCGTCTCGGGGAAGAAAGGCGAGAAGAAAATCGTCGGGATCGTCGGCCCGAGAAAGGATTTGAGCGAGAAGCAATTTCAGAAACAACAGGACGAATTCGCGGCGGGAAAGCGAAAGCGCGCCCCGGTGAAACGGTTCCGCAAGGTGGTGACGTTCAACGGTCGGGAGATCACCGTCAACCCGGTTAAGTACGCGCACCTTGTCGAGTTCGGGACCGCGCCCCGAGCGCCCGGCGGCGGGAGAAAAGTGCTGTCCGATGGTACGACGGTCTTCGGTAATCACACCGCAGGCGCGAAGCCGCAGCCGTTCCTACGGCCCGCCTGGGAGGGCAATAGCTCGCTGTGTGAGTCGATAGTCCGCGCCGCATGGACTCAAGCGGTTCGCAACGCGGGGAAGAAAGGTAATGGATAACCGATTCCTCTCCGCGTTTGTCGCCTGGGTGAATGCTCGCGAATCTCGACTTAACGGGCAGATTTACCCGGAGTTGAGCGAGCCCGCGACTACTACACCGTTCGCCGTTTACACCGAAATCTATCGCGGTCGGGTCAAGAACCTACAGACCGCAACCGGCGAAGCAATCGTAGTGATGCAACTGGATATCTGGTCTCAGGATCATGCGTTGGGATCGGATATTGCATCGAACATCTATGGCGCAGGGACGATGAGCGCTACCAAAAGCGCGCGGGGACTGGATCAGTTTCAGGGTTCGTGGCCGTGGCCCGCTGACGGAAACAATCCGGTGATTGTCCAGTTCGCAGAACTCATCCGATTTCGGGCGCAGGACGCCGCGCCGATCCTGGGGACTGAAACTCCGTGGTTTAACTTTTCCGCCGATTACCGCATCTACTATGAGGAGTGTTACTAATGTCTCAACGGTCAACGACTCAACACAACTACGGGTCGGGTCTGTATGTGATGACGAACTACGATCCGCCGGGTTCGGGCGCGGATACTATCGTCTCGGGATGCAATCCTGTCCCGGAGCTTGTTACCGCGAGCTACACCGGCGGCGACTTCGACAAGATGGATGTCACACACCTTGTTTCACCCGGCGGCGCGAAAGAGATGTTGCCGGGCTGGGGGGAAGGTGGTCAGTTTGAACTGAAATTCAACTACACCCCGGCCCTGTGGCAAGTGCTCAACAACCTGACTCCAAACGTGAGCCTGAGTAGCGGGATTAATGCCGCGCCCGCGTATGGCCGTTTGCGGATTGAGATTTCCGACCCTTCGACGTCCACGATCACGGCGCGAGTCATGTTTTCGGTTCCGACTCGCGAAATGGGCGAAGACGGACATGACACGATCAGCGTCACCGCGTCTGTCATGGAAGGCATGCCGACGATGACCTTCGTTTAATCGACTGCCGCGCCTACGGCGGGTCTTGCGGCGGGAAAGTGATTTCGCCCATTCCTTTC